AAATTCCATTACAGCGTCATTGGTATCATAGGCAAGATCAATTGCATCTACTGATTGAGGCCAAAGGTCAGCTAAGAAATACTGGGCGACCGCATTACCTGCACGATCTAGCTGTTTTATTGTACCACCACCGTAATAACTATTAGGATTAGCAGCACCTGTAGCTTCAGCTTCCATATGAGCTATGGAATGATTCCAAGTTTCAAAAGATCGTCTTAACTCCCAAGCCTGATCACTAAACACAGTAATCGTCCAAGCATCATATGTACGATCCCCAGCAATAAACACCTGTCTACCACGATAAGGCACAGCAACTTCACCCACAGTCATAGCCGGAATTTGAGTAGACCTACACATAAAAGTCATCTTCTGCTCTGGTACAGGAGACTTCCATATTGTAGCCTCAAATTGATTAGCTCGAGCGCCACCACCAGAGAGATTATTTACGAATGTATTTAAATTTGACATTTTTTATATCTCCCTTATGCTCTGCCAACAATTTCATTGAAATCAACACCCGAACGGGTTGCAATGAATGTTAGTGTTACAAAGTTAATTGATCGAGCTGGTTTAATATAAAAGTCAGCACGAAACTCGTTGTTATCAATAACCTGAGGTGTGTTATTTGTTTCATCACACACTGTCAAGAAATCGGTAATACCTCTACGAGCTTGTACATCCCTCAAGAAGGGATCTACCATTGCCTTAAAGTTATTTCTTGTGAATTCATCGTTGAACTCAAAGAGTACTGTACGAGCAGCAACTTTAATAGCCTCCTCAATAGTGAGGAAAAGTCTACGAACATTAATGCGACTAAATGCACTGTTACGATTAAGAGCTGTCTTATCACCAAATAGCATAGTACCTTCACCTGGGAATGTAACTACAGGATTGATACGGGCCCGATAAAGAATATCACGCTCTGTCTGTTTTGGATTATAAGCTAGTGATACTGCACCACGAATCTGACCTCGATTCATACCTGCAGGAGACCACCATGGATCTTCAACAGCATCAGTATAAGCACAAAGACCAGCCATATCACCATTAAGTGGGATCCAGCGATAAACATCATTATACTTATCATACATCTTTTTATAACCGCTGTCATATGCAACATAAGACGAACTACCTAGACCATTAAAAAAGCCTTCAATGTTAGTTGTCTGTGTATAAGACTGTGCAATATTCACAACATCAGATTGGTCGGCAGAAATAAACGCCATACAATCTTTGCGTTTTCCTACCAAGTCAGTCATAAAGACACCGTGAGTTGTTGCACCAGCATTATCAACAGAACTAGGACCAGAAATAAGAAGATTAACATCTTCTGTATCTGGATCACTAAATGCTTTAGTATAAGCAAGCTGTCTCTGTGCTTCAGTAGGTGCTACAGAACCACCAACACCACCTACCAAAGAATTACTGTGAACAATCGTTGTTGCTGCATCAAACGCACCAGCAGATGCAGCTGTTGTGCCCCAATCACTTACACCGGTCGGAAAAGCCGTCCAGTAAAGATAATTGGAACTATTATAAAGAACATCGGCATAATAATTACCCGCACCATCATCAGTCTTTGCATCAGATGCTTTGGATAGATTTTCCCACTTCTCTAGAATTTCATCTTTTACACCAGAAATATCACCATCTTCGTCAACAACAATAATGTGCAATTCATCACCAGATGAACTACGATCTGATGCATACTGAGATGTGCCTGGGGCACCACTGAATTGCTCATAATATTGCCACCAACGATCTACGTTAGTCATATTAGGAAGAGCAGAAGCAAGGCCTGTAGCAGTAGTTGCTGGGTATCTTTCGATTGTAATATCGTTGGAGCTTATGGCAGTAATTTTATATTTCTGACCATCAGCTTCCTCAAATCCAACAATATCACCAACATGAAATCCAGTAGCAGACGTTAAACTAATAACTGTCTGACCTGCAGCTTCGGCTGGTGTAACTGTTGTTTTATTATTCTCGTAATACGCAGCAGCTGAAGTACAAAGACTGACCTTTAGGCTGTTGCCCCATTCACCTGCTGTTCTGGCTGCCCACAACCCAACAGCGACACCTCCACCATAAGGACCAGTAGAACCGTCACCATCAATGTAATGAGAAGTGTTTTTAATCAATACGGGAGTACCACTGACACAAGCATTAACTGCACCACTAGGAGCTACCCGAACTACTTTTAATGTATTGGAGTACGCAAGAAAAGAAGCAGCTGTAAACCAGTACTGAAAGTTAGTACCATTAGGCTTCCCAAAAACATTTTTCAATGTTGTTTCGGAATCTATGGTAACCACCTCATCAATAGGACCTTGTGCAAAAATACCACAAAATCCACCGATAGAAGTAGGCTCACTTCTAACAGCAGTGGTTAAATCTTTTTCTTTTACTTGTACACCCGGCGAAATTAGATCAACCATTTTCTATTTTCTCCTTGGTTATTTTGTAAATAATAATAATATAATTTTTTCATTCAATTTGTATATAAGTTATTTATAAAATACTAGTTCTCCAAGGATACAAGTGTATCATTTTATAAATAATAAAAACGAAATAGGTGATACAAATGTATCGTAAGAGTAGAATAATATGGTTATTAAACAGTTTCAAAGGACTTCAATGTCCTTGTGGACAAGCTGAATTGGTATGTCTACAATGGTATCCTAACCATAAAAAGATAAGACACCTGGTATATAGATATGCCGCCAAATCACAAGAACGAACAAGAGCGGAACATCTAATAGAAGAATCGACAGTCTTATGTCATAATTGTGCAAGTCTACACCGGGCCGGCCTAGCACCGTTTATTCTTTAAAATCTTTCTTCATCAAAAAAATCTGGATAATCCTTTACCGGTTTCCAGTAATCACCATCATCATCCATAAAAGGAACAATATCATCTCCATAATGTACACCATCATCTATAAAACCAAATGGTGCCATATCAGCCTCGATATTTTCTTTTTGACTTTCATATAATCTTTTTCTGATATCTTCATCAGTCAAGTCTTTAAAATATTGTTGATCTGTTAGCCAAGAAAAGAATACTAAACACATCATCAAATCATCTGTTGCACCTTCTTCAGCTTCAAAGGACGATCCTTTCTGAACAAAGGTAGACATCTCTGCAATAATATCAAAATCAGCTAATAGCAATTTATCACTTTCAATTAATTGTTTTAAGTTAGAACATCCTATTCGTTTTACTTGTTTGGTTGTTCTAACACCCAAATCGGTTTGACCATCACCAAAACCACTACCAACTATCTGACCAAGACGACCTCTCATCTGAGTCATTATGATATTTTCATAGGCCATATCATGGTGTAGTGCGTCTGCAATCTGTCCACCTATATCATTAATCTCTACAAGTATCTGTGATTCGTTATAAGACTTTGCAGTTCTATAAATGATATCAGGAAATACAAGAGGTTTAATCTCATTGTCTCTAAACTTTGCAACTAATTTATAAGGCATCTGTGTAATATCTAATACAACAAATGCACTATAATCATTTGAGCCACCTCTTGATACATCAACAGTCATACAATACTGATGTCCTTTAATAGGCTTTTCATATACATCTAACCCAGCACTAGACTCTATAGGATCATGGTAAGGAATTTGTTGTATTTTCTGTGGTGATATTAGAGTATCAACACTACCCAAGAACGAACATTCAAACTCTTGTAGAAACTGTTGCTCACTTGTATTCTTAATCGTTTGTTCTTTCCATGCATCATCTCGACCAGGCACTTCTGACCAATGAACTTCAATAGGCACAAATTCATTTCTTTTATTCTCAGCATCTACCCACATCTTATAAAACATATTCATACCACGGGGTGTAGATACTATCATTACCTTCGATGTTTGACCTGAAGAAATTGTCGGATAGACCGAACTAAAGAACTGCTCAGCAATATTAGAAGGAACGAACGCAAACTCATCAAGAAAGATAATATTATAAGAACCACCACGAACAGCAGAAGCAGAAGTAGATGCAGCCAAGATTTTAGAACCATTCTCTAACTCCAAAGAACCTTTATTCCAATTCATCACTCCCATCTGTAACCATTGAGGTAAATGTTCATATGCAAGTTGTAATCTAGAAAGCAAATCTCTTGCAGTAGATGCCTTGTTAGCTAGTATCGCAACATTGACAGTAGGATTAAAAATGACGTAATGAATAAGATACGATAAAATAGTAGTAGACTTACCAGACTGTCTAGGTAGCTTACATATAGTAAACCTATTCTTATGAAACGTACCCACAATATCTTTCTGGAAAGGATACAGATCAAAAGGTACAAGACCTTCATCAATACTAACAATCTTCACATACTTCTGAATAAAGTATATCGGATCATCTGAGCACTTTAAAAACTCAGTGACCTGATCTTCTGTATATTCGTGCCGTACCTGTGCAGATTTTAGATTAGGGTTGCCCTTATAAGTTTCAACCGCCATTAGACTTATCTTTCAGTAGTGATTGTAGTTCTTTGGTTGATCCAATAAACAGTGCATTAGTTACATTCTTTGGACCTTTATCTGGAACTTCTTTTAGTTGCTGCATTTTCTGTTGTAAATCAGCTAGTCTCTCTGTAACTTCTGATACAGTCTTAATCAACTGTCCTGCAACTTCGTATGTTCTAGGATGTTCACTTTCTTTTGCTAGATCAAGTATGCCTGTAATAGCGTCCTGACCCCTCTCAATGAGGTTGTAGAAGTTTTCTCGACTATACTTGTAGTCTGTGTCGATATCTTCAAGACCTTCTGGAGGCCGGGGTACAAGAGGTTTAGGACTAACAATTTCTTGTTTTAAACTATTCTCTAAACCTAAGGCATCATTAATTGCATTATCTATATTACCGTAACTCATTATGTCCACTCACTTGTAGTTTCATTAAATCCAAAATCATCAAAACCATCAGCAGGTGCAGCAGCTGTTGCTGTATATCTTTGATGTCTGTCCGGTGCCGCGGCAGGTAAATCTGCATAAGTATCAACCTGTACTTTCGTGATTGGCTTCGCAGTTGTGACAGGACCATATACATATGATTTTGCAACAAACGCAAAAGTATAAATGATAGCTCGTCTTGTCTGAAAATCACCTTCATACGAATCCTCATATGCAATGCTGTTCAATACAATTGGAACATCTCGTACAATATCCATCTCAGGTACTTCTTTAATTGTTACCGTATATTCTGGTTGAAAATATGGTAGTATCTGTTCTACAATCTGAATACCATCATCACTATTCTTTGCCATAACAAATAATTCAAAATTCATATTATAAGGAACAGGTGAATACTGAGTACTCATCTGTTTTGTTTTCTTATCATCTTCGCCAGACACTTTCTTTTGTTTAATTATACGATTTAATTTTCTAGAAGGATCATAATCAAAAGATTGAATTTCAAAACCAATTCTAGGTAGTGTTAATGCTACCGTCTGTGTGATACCTGGATCTTGTGTTAATCTAGATATAAACTTTTGTTTGGGTCCATACGCCAAAGGAACTTTCATAGATTGTGTTTCCGTTCCTGCAGCATTTTTTCTAGAAATTACTATATCATTAAATAAACTACCAAACGCAATGATAGTTTTTCGTAAACTTTCGTTGTAAAAATAATTCCCTAACATTTATAAACTCTCCGTGGGTTCTCCAAATGGATTCTTTTCTGTGAAGTCTAGTACCGGATCACTAGTTCCTGGTAAAGCTGTAGATACAGCATCTGCTATCCATTCATTATCCGATTGTACATCTAGTGTAGTAATATTATAATCTTCGTTGATAATAAAGAAAGAATAGCCTGCGTGTGAGGCTTCTGTAAGAATAGAACCAAAACCAGCTTCATCTTCACCAACAAGATATCCTGTATCTGTTGCAGTTTCTAGGTCTATAAATCCAGTACCATCTTCAAGACCCAAATTCTCATTAACAAAAGTATCCGAAGCAATTTCGCCTGAGAATTGCCACCCAAGCACATCTGTGGAGTATTTGGTTTCAATGGCATCAATTTCTGTAATTCCTGTATCAAGTATTTCACTTGCATACTCAACGGTGCGACAATACAATTTAAATACTGGTAAATTATCTACTTGAAAAAATGGATCATCTTTATCTACAAAACTAATTTCTAATAATCTTTTTACTGTTGGCATATAAATCCAATCACCTTCATTAGGTCTTAATGCTGTGATTAGGTTTGTATCAGAACTTACTAAATCCAACCAACGCCTACGAGATACAGTGAAGGTTGTTTCATCTCGTATTTCTAATCCAAATCGTGTTATAATTTCCTTCTCACCTTCATACCCTTCAACAGTATCCATATACATTTCTATTGTATATGCATCACTAAATTTTGATAAAGGATCTTCTCCAAACAGCTCGTCTTTATTTACCAATGTTCTTGGTAAATAGTAAACATCATGGCCGTATATCTGTATGGCCTCTATCGCTAAATCCTCGTAGAGATATTGTTCCGATATTGTGCCTCTAGAAAAATGGTGATTAGTTGGCATCTAATTATCCTATATCGAAAAGAAGTGGCTCTTCCCAAGTTGTTTTTGATTGTTCTTCTAACACATTAATTTCTTCTTGAGCTTGAGTATAAATCATTTCACCATTCATTGTTACTCCACCCAACATAGTAACACCATTAAATTTAATAAGATTTTGTCCCCATTGTTTTTTAATAAGAGCGGTGGCATATTTTTTTAACCACAAATCATCATAGATATCAGTCCATATTGTTGGGTCTAATTTACGATAACACTCTATAATAATATATTCATTTACATCAACATCATCACCCCAATCCATATTAATGTATAGTCTGTTTTGGTGTACATTAAATTGAATTGGTTTCTCACCAATCAATATCATATCAAGAAAGTCAAGATGCATCATGGTCATCTGATAATGAATAACAGATTCGGATGAAAAGTCATAAAGATCATTGAGTCGTAACTGATATCGAACATCAAACATATTCAGATTACCACGATCACTAAATGGTAATACTCGTAGTACGCTTTGAACAGAAGATGGCATTGGAATATATGCTTGACCTGTTGTCCAAGTTATTTGATTTATACTGGTTACTGTTGCACCTGAATCGTGATTGCTTGAAAGTGCAGCTGTAGTCAGTACATTACCAGACTTGGCAGTATAAGCTATTGTCTCTGCTGGATTTGTTCCGTCTGCAGCAATAGTAATAGTTCCAGTTGCAGGAAAGTCCGTTGCATCCGTAAGAGTAACACTGGTACCGGCAGCAGATACAGCACCATTAAGTGTTGTAGTAATTTGATTACCGTCCGTTGCTGTTTCAGTTTCGTTTACATTTGCACGATCAACATCTGCCTGTGTTATTTTGTGTTTTAGATAAACACGCTGCATACCATTATACTGAAAAGTATAAAAGTATTGTAGTGCTTCATCTATACGATCATCTATTTGGTCATCATCAACATTAATATCTATAACTGGGTATCCCAATCGCCGTTTGCACCACGATTTTAATGTTGCTTTTGAATTTGGTATTGCCATATCTTATTTATCCTAAGGCCACTCCCATGGCTATTGAAAATCCCTTTGTAGCTTTTGTATCTAATTGTGTTTGTGCATTACTTGTTAATGAGTTAATATATTGAAACTCTGTACTTGTTACTGAACCATCTGCAATCTTTGTTGCATCAAGGGCAGCACTTGCGTTTACATCTGCATCGACAATTACTCCAGTACCAATTGCAGCCGTGCCTGTTACATTTCCTGAACCATCAAAGCTCGCTGATGTCCAAACAACATCACCTGTTGAGGAGATTGTTCGACCTGTCGCTAATGCAGTTGATGTATCAGCATTACCAGTTACATCACCCGTTACATTACCAGTTACATCACCCGTTACATTACCAGTTACATCACCCGTTACATTACCAGTCAAGTCACCAGTTACATCACCAGTTACATCACCTTCCAAATCCGCAACAAGTGTTCCTACTGCATAACCTGTTCCACTAGTATTAACTGTTGTCGTTGGTGCCGCTTGATTATCTTTAAATAATTTCCATTTACCAGAATCAGATGCATCTCTAAACAATCCCGAATATAAATCTTGTGAACCAGATGTATCATATAATCCATAGAAACCTATGTCTACTGCGTCAGTAGTATTGTTGTTTGTGGCCATTGATAATAGTGGATCAGCAACTTCGATTGTTGTTGAAGATACAGTTGTTTGTGTACCACTAACTGTTAGGTTACCAGCAATAGTTACATCATTAGGAAGACCTATAGTAACAGTTGTACCTGACGCTGAAGTTTCTATCTCGTTTGAAGTACCAGCAATTGTTAATGTTTCTGAATCTAGGTCTACATCTATAGTACCACTGTCAGATGTTACATCTAAATCTTGTGCTGTTACTTGTGAATCTACATATGCCTTAACTGATTGCTGTGTTGGTAGAGATGTATCACTATCAGATGCCATATTATCTTCATCAATAGTGGTCATACCATCTAACAAATCAGCATTGAGATTTGTAACTTTAGTTGTAGATGCTACTGTGAATGGAGCAGTACCTGTAGCCACATCAGACTCAAAGGTCTGTGCCCTCATCTCATAATCACCAATATCAATATCAGCTGAAGCAGTTATTCCTGCTGTTGTTAGTGTTGTGATTGTTGTTGCTGCTATTGTTCCACCTTCAACTGCATCACCACTTATTTGATTATTGGCTAATGTTAAAGTACCAGTACTTACATCTAATGTTTTTCCTGCACCTACTGTAACATCACTTGTAGCGATAGTAGCGCCATCAATAGTACCACCATCAATATCAGGTGTATTAATATCTGGACTTGTTAATGTTTTATTAGTTAATGTTTGAGTGCCGCTTAATGTGGTTACAGTAGAATCTATAGCTAGCGATACAGTACCAGATGTTCCACCACCAGAAAGACCAGTGCCCGCAGTTACTCCGGTTATATCACCAACTTCTGGTGTAAACCATTCTAAAGTACCATTTGCATCTGAAGTTCTTAATGCTTGTCCACTAGAACCTACGGCAGCCGGAAGAGTTACTGTCCAAGAAGTAGATACAGTACCTGGTGCTTGTAAAGCAACATATTGGCCGCCAGTAGTATCTTGTAATCGCAAATCACCTTGTGCCGTAATATCTACTTGTGTGCCTGTAATCGCAGCAGGTGTTGTTCCACCAATCACAGAGTTATCTACTGTACCACCACTAATTGTTAGGTCATCAGCAACGTATGCGTCAGCAACAGCAGTACCTTGCCATGTGCCGGAAGTGATTGTTCCTACTGTTCCCAGTGAACTTGCAGATGTTACATTGTTTAGTGTATCAAGAGCAGATTCAAAATAAGTTTCAAAGTCGGTCATTGCGACTTGAACCATCGTGCCGTCATCGTTGACAACTACACGGTCAGCATCTGCCAGGGTAGTGCTTGTTGCAGTAGTACCACCGTCCATAATGTTGAGTTCTGCAGCCGTTGCGTTGACTCCGAGAGTTACTATTTGTGCCGCAGCGTCTGCGTCATCTAAAAGTGCCTTACCAGCAGTAGTCAAGTCATATGTTGCAGCCGTTCCAGTACCTGTAAACTGAATACCTTTATCAGCGGCAGAAGTTAGTCCGGCAAGTGCTGCTAAATCAGCATCGTATGCTTGTACATCTGACCCAATAGCGACACCTAGATTTGTTCGTGCAGCCGATTCAGTAGAAGCACCTGTACCACCGTGTGCTACTGCCACATCTGTTGCTTCCCATGTACCTGTTGCAATTGTACCTAATGCTGTAATTTGTGTTTGTGATGCCTCTACTGCTAGTGAAACTGTACCTGATGTTCCACCACCACTTAATCCTGTACCTGCTGTAACACCTTCTATATCACCGGCAATGGATCCCCATTCTATTGCAGTAGCGCCAGAATTTACTTTCAATACCTGGCCAGCAGTACCTAATGATGTAAGGCCAGTACCACCTACACCATAATCCATAAATTCCCCTGATTGAAATTCAGCAAGGCCTGTTGCTGTTGAGCCAGTATATACTGTTCTAATTGGTATCTTAGCTGCCATAATATTTTTCTTTCCTATTTAAAATATAAATTCTGCAATTGTCGGAGCGGTTAAACTTGTTCCGTTAGAAAATGTAAAATTTTCAAATACAAGATCACCTATACCAGCACCTTTAAATTCAAAATTTGAATTAGCCGTTGATAATCCACCACTACGACTAAAAAACGGAACAATTTTTGTAGCTGCACCAGTAGCGGTATTTGCAGTTGCAATAGCAGATGCTCCTACTCTAGAGCCTGTAGGTAATGTTGCACCTGAGGCAGCGATAGCTATTGTTCCTGTTCCATCTGACGAAATAGTTGCACCACCTAAATCAATAGTAGCAGCTGACAACCATATTTTTTTCCACCTTTTAGAACTACTTCCCAATTCATATGTATCATCTGTTGTAGGTATAATATCACTATCAACCCTACCTGTATATGTTATAGTATCACTAGATGATGTTCCTAATGTAACTGCACTTAAAGTTTTATTCGTTAATGTTTGAGCTGTTGTTAAATCAGCAGTAACCGCAGTATCTATAGAAACGGTTACTTCTCCACTAGCGCCACCACCCGAGATACCAGTACCAGCAATAACCCGAGTTATATCACCAATCGCAGCTGAATCAATCCATTTATATGGTTCATCTGTGGGTGCTACATTTGGTTTATATGCCAACACATAACCATCTACTGCTGTACTACTATCTATATCACTTAAATCTGCTATATTACTTGTAGCTGTTGTCCATTTATATGGTTGAGATGTAGGTGCGACATTTGGTTTATATGCCAACACATAACCATCAGTCTTTGTTGAATCATCTACATCATCTAAATATTGTAATCTTACTTCACCAGAACCAGGTGCAGTAGCCATAACCTTTCGGAGTATTTGACTAACTCTAGATTCAAACTCTTTTGAACCGAGAGATGCAATTGGATCAGAAGCTCCTGTAAGTTGTAAAGCATTAGCCTCACTAACCTTACTTAAATATTCTACCGCCTGATCTACAGCAGTACCTTCTAATATCTTATAATCTTCTTCTGGTAATTCTGTTTTATGTTTTTCTAATAGTTCAGTTACTTCTCCGATAACTTTTACTGCATCTACTTCTTCTACTTCAGATTCTTTTCCTTTTAAATCTACTTCAAATAAAGATTGAAGTTCATCCATCACACCTAAAACAGTTTCATCTAAAATCTCTATATCTATATCTTCTTTGACAACAATAGATTTAATTTCTTTTTTCGTAGATACAGCCTGCTCAAGTTGAGTTATAAATGATGCAGTAGTTAATTGTTCCACAAATTGATTTACTTCTACAATATCAATTTCAGGCTCTATAATTGGTTCTTCTTTTACAGAAACAGGCTTTACTGCCGCTGTAACAGCAGCTTCTTCTAACTGAGAAAGAAAAGACTCCGTTGAGGAAAAATCCATTATCTTGTTACGCTCGGACTAACAGTTGCGATGCCCTGTTGTATGCGTTGTATTGTATTGGGTGATGCATCTAATGTTGTGATTACATCATAGACATAGCGACCTCTTTCCAAAGTACCATATGCACTCTGAACATCAGTCAATGCTAATGTATAAGTACCTGCTGTTGCTGAGACTGTCGCTACAGTAAAGGATGTTGCGGTAGATGAGCCGTATGATTTTCTTAATTTGGCACTAACCGTTTTACCAGTTAAATCAATTACAGTTCCAGTATCATCTTTTGCTGTAAACTGTTCTGAATAATCTGCGTTTTGATCTATTACAATATTACGAACTGTGGCCATAAAAAACTCCAAATTCTTATTTGCTAATATTTATAAGAATTTGGAGTTAAGATTTTATTGTTTTATGCCCAGCCTAGACTTACTCCGTGGATTCTTGTTTGTTTAGAAGCACTTTGATTTGCTGTGGCCACCTTCCATACCATAGATGTTCCTGATGGTTGACCAGAAATATCTACATTACTTGCAGTTAAGATAGTTTGTCCGCCCGATGTTCCCTGTGACGCTAAAGTTACAGCAGTATATGTTGTCCCATTATCTCTTGATACGGAAGCAATAAGATCCGTATTGATAGTAGCCGTACCAGCACCATTTGTATAGGTTAATACTATATCAGCTTTAGTCGGAGCATCTTGTTCGGTTGTTGAATTGGATACAAGGGTCATGTTGTTATAAGCACTGGCTTGAGAAATTT